GTCTTGCTACTCACAATCTTTTATCAGTAGCAAATGATATTCATGGTACAAAAGTAAAAGCATCTGATATTCATAAAGGTGAAGTAAAAGTAACTAGTGGTCATGACGCTAAAAAAGCTCTTCGTTTTAATATTTCTAAACATCATGCATCAGAAGTAAAAGAACAAAATGAACTAGACGAAGCAAAGCGCGGTCGTCCTCGTAAAAACCCAGAAGCAACATCTGGTGATCATGACGAAGGTGGACGTGAGCATATTATTGTTCAATTGCGCAAGGTAGAAAACCTACGTGGCAGTGACAAGCATGTTGAATTTAACGACAACTCAAAACACAAGCTAGAACCTGGCCATGTTAAGAAGGCCCTTGATATGCATTCTGGTATGAAGCCAATTCAAAAGGGTGAATTTGAAAAACGTCTTGCTGCTTCTCATTCATCATTCATGTCAGCAATTAAAGGCGAGCCAGCTGCTAAGGCAAAGCCAAAAATCTCTCTCGGTTCTATGAAGAAAGAATCAATGGATCCAACAACAACACGTGCTGATCGTGGACCAATAGGTACATCTGTTCGCCGTGGTCCTGATGGTAAGCTAGAAGTTGTAAAACATAAGGCACATCCAAAAGAAGTGAAAATTGGTGAGGCCATGGATCCTGTTGGCAAGGAAGATTCTGACATCAACAATGATGGCAAAGTTAATAAGTCCGATGCATATCTAAAGGCTCGTCGTAAGGCAATCTCAAAAGCAATTAAAGAAGCAGAAGAAATGAATACTGCTGCTGTCAAAAGAGAAGCTGATACTCAATATGCCAAGGGTCAGAAGAGTGATGAGAATATGCAAAAAGATAGCCTAGACAAATTAAAGTTAGATCCTTCAGCAGGCGATAACATTAATTGTGAAGTTCCTCCAACACAAGGTAATAAACCAATTGGTGGTGAAGAACAGACTCATGCTCAAATGGCTGAAGAGGCTCTCAATGACCTTTATAATAGCCTAAATGAGGCAAATAAAGCAAAGTTTGATGAACTTCTTAAAACAGAAGAAGGTGTTGATCAACTTATTGCTTTTGCTAAAAGACAAGGAATGATCTAATGGCTGCAGTATTAAAAGTATTAGGTGCCGAAGTATCATTAGGATCTGCCAACAATGTTGGCGGATATCCTTTAGTTCGTGTTATGAATACAGGTGCAAGAGCTGTTCTTAACATTGCATATGCTAACTCAACTGTTTATGCAAATGTTACAGTATCAAATACTGAATCAATTGTTGTCCAAAAAGGACCAACAGATCTATTAACTGGGGCCAACATGCTTGGTACACCCATAGCATTTGGAAACTAACAAATGAGACTCATTGCAGAATTAAATGAAGAAGTAAAAGTTATTTCTGAAGAAGGTAAAGAAGGTAAAAAGTCACTTTACATTCATGGGCCTTTTATTCAGACTGAAGTAAAGAACCGTAATGGTCGTATGTATCAGAGAGAATCTGTTGCTCGTGAAGTTCAAAGATATAATGAAAATTATGTTAACAAAGGTCGTGCTCTTGGTGAACTTGGTCACCCAGATGGTCCTTCTATTAACTTAGATCGTGTTTCTCATAACATTGTTGAACTAAGACAAAATGGCAATGACTTCTATGGCAAGGCAAAGATCCTTGAGACACCAATGGGTCAAATTGCTCGTAACCTTATTGAATCAGGTGTTCAACTTGGAGTATCAACTCGTGGTATGGGTTCACTAAAAGAAGTAAACGGTGTTCAGGTTGTTCAGGATGATTTCTTCTTGGCCACAGCCGCTGATATTGTTGCTGATCCTTCCGCCCCTAATGCATTCGTAAATGGCATTATGGAGGGTGTTGAGTGGGTCTGGGATAATGGTATGTTAAAGGCACAAGAGTTGGAAAAAGCAAAGAAGAAAATTAATGAAGCGGCATCTAAAGTATCTAAGAAAGAACTTGAAGAAGCCCAATTAAGAATTTTCAAACATTTTCTATCAAATATGTAAGAAATATAAATAATTTAAATTAATAAAGGAGACTTAGATGTCAGAAGTTATTGAAAATATCGATGAAGTACTTGAAGAAGATACTGCCAATATGGCAACTATCGAAGCCAAGCCAACTGACGTGTCACGTTCAGAACTAATGGCAATGATGGTCGACTATGCTTCAAAGGCTGATAAAATCGAACTAGCACAATTTGTTGCATCTCTTCCTAATGCTGCTGAAAAATCAGATACAGTTGAAAAGAACTGGGATTTAGTTAATTCACATGCGTCAGGCGATGCTGCAAAGAACCAGGCCTCAATTAAATCAGCAGGCAAGGCTTCAATGCCAATGGCTTCTGTAAAAGAAGACCTTGAATTGGTATTCGGTTCAACTGAACTATCAGAAGAATTCAGAGATAAAGTTGCAACACTATTTGAAGCAGCTGTCTCAACTCGTGTTGGTGTTGAACTAGCAAGAATCGAAGAAGAATATTCAACAAAATTAGAAGAAGAAGTTGGTGAAATCTACGAAGAAATGGTAGATAACGTTGACAAGTATATCTCATATGGTATTGCTGAATGGATTAAAGAGAACCAGCTTGCAATCGACAACAACATTCGTACAGAAGTTGCAGAGTCATTCATGCAGGGTCTAAAATCTTTGTTTGATGAACATTATGTAAATATTCCTGAAGACCAGGTTGATGTCGTAGAGGCATTAACTGCTCATGTTGCTGAACTCGAAGAGCAAATCAATAAGCAAGAAGAAGCAAATATTGAACTTGCTAATATTGTTAATGAAATGAACATCGAGAAAACAGTTATTGAAATGTCTGAAGGTTTGACAGATACTCAGAAAGAAAAGTTTTTAAAGCTTGCTGAAGCAATCGAAGTAACTGATTCTGATGAGTTCCGTAAGAAGGCATCTATTATTAAGGAAACATACTTCTCAGGTAAGGATGTTAAAACTAAGGTAGATTCTCTTCTTAGCGAAGAAGTGGAAGATGAGCCTAAGAAGGCTCCAAAGATCGCAGATCCAGAAATGGCTATGTATGTAAACAATCTTTCAAGAATCGTTTCAAAAGAACAAATTTAATAAATAATACTATAAACTCTTAAAGGAGAAAAAAATGCAAGGTTTTAATGAAGAATTAATTGCAAAGTGGAAGCCAGTTCTTGAGCATCCTGATCTTCCAAAGATCGACAGTGTTCATAAGCGTAACGTTACTGCGCAGCTTCTAGAGAATACACAATATGCAATCCGTGAACAGGCTGCTTTCAGCCCATCATCACTATTGAACGAAACAGTTCCTGCTAACTCAGTTGGCGATGCTGGTTATCAATCAGGTGGTAGTACAGGTGTTGCAGGTTACGATCCAATTCTTATCTCATTGGTTCGTCGTTCTATGCCTAACCTCATTGCTTATGATATCTGCGGCGTTCAGCCAATGACAGGTCCAACAGGCCTTATCTTCGCAATGCGTTCTAACTATGCTAACTCATCTGGCCGTCAGGCTGAAGCATTCTACAATGAAGCAGATACATCATTTGCTACATCAGCAACAAACGCCAACACAATTGGTAACAAGCACACAGGTACTGTTCCTGGCACATCTTCACAGACAACATTGATTGCTAACGCATCTGTTTACAACTTTGCTGGTGCTGCTAACACAGTACGCGCTGAAGATTTCGGTGGTGCTTATACATTCCCTGAAATGGCCTTCTCAATCGATAAAGTTTCTGTAACAGCTAAGTCACGTGCTCTAAAAGCAGAATACACAATGGAACTTGCACAGGACCTTAAAGCAGTTCATGGTCTTGATGCTGAGACAGAATTGGCGAACATTCTTCAGGCTGAAATCCTTGCTGAAATCAACCGTGAAATCGTTCGTACAATTAACATCACAGCAAAGCGTGGTGCTAACACAGGACAGACAACAACAGTTGGCATATTCGATCTTGATACCGATTCAAACGGTCGTTGGTCAGTTGAAAAGTTCAAGGGTCTTATGTTCCAGATTGAACGTGAAGCTAACCAAATTGCTAAAGATACTCGTAGAGGCAAGGGCAACATCGTTATCTGTTCTTCAGACGTAGCTTCTGCACTTCAGATGGCTGGTGTTCTTGATTACGCTCCTGCTCTTAACTCAAACAACCTACAAGTTGACGATACAGGCAATACATTCGCTGGTATCCTAAATGGTCGCTTCAAGGTTTATATTGATCCATATACAACTGGCAATTATATGACAGTTGGTTATAAGGGTGCTAACGCATTTGACGCTGGTATCTTCTACTGCCCATACGTTCCTCTACAGATGGTTCGTGCGGTATCACAAGATACATTCCAGCCAAAAATTGGATTCAAAACACGTTATGGCGTTGTTGCAAATCCATTCGCTGCTGGTGCAACAACTGGTACAGGTGCTCTTACAGAAGATGCGAACGTCTACTATCGTCGTATTCTTGTATCTAACATTCTTTAATAAGAATCCGGTAAACGGGCATACTTTAAAGGGGACCTTCGGGTCCCCTTTTTTTATTACTTATTTTTCTTGGATGGTGTGGGTTCTTCTTCCACAACTTCTTCTTCCCAGAGTCTATAACAGAATACAGGACTACCATATTCTACTTCAGGATAGCCGTTTTCTAAAAGAAACCCTTTTACATCACTGATTCTATCTTCTGGAATTTCAATAGGAAATCCATAAGATTCGCCATTATTTGGTTCAATTTTAAATACCGTTGTCATATTATACCTCCTTAGTAATAGGACATATTATTTATTTTAGGCAACACATGGTATTAAATCAGGCCCAACAACTTTAAATTTGATCCTCTTTGCACCAGCAGCAATCGAATATTCCTCTATGCTAGTGCGAAAATAATCCCTACCACCATCAACCACAACACCACGATACTCATAATAATCATGACGATATCTGCTGTGGACCAATTCACCATCATCGAACAAGAATCCATTGTGAACTCCTTCGGTAATACGAATACCATCAGTAATCAACCAACCTCTATCCTCATCCCTATATAAGGCAAAGTAGTTAGAACCTTCAGGATGAGCCTTCTCTGTATAGAAGAAAGCAGCAGGAAAGTTTGCCCACTGACCATCAACCGTCTTGAGACAAGAATCCATAATGTATTTTGCATTATACTTTTGACAAATATGTGCAATAGATTTATCAGGTAGAACCTTATTAACCGGTTTCATATCGTCTCCATAACTTGCTTGATGTGTTTACATGATCTACGAAATTGAAATGCATGACATGTACAAGATGATCTTTTACCATCTAACGTAACAATATAAGTATCCCCTTTAGATCCGGTAACTTTAATCTCTTTTACCTTTGATACAGGCTTGGTATCTATCTTGATGTCTTCACCATCAATAGATACAATATCTTCTCTCGGTATTATACGAAAGGCATATTTCTTATTCAACCCAATTTGATCGGGTATTGTCATTGTAATAGCAGGGTACTCTACCCATTTAGGAGTGGCAATAAGCTCACCTTCATATGAGTAGAATTCTTTTTGAACTCCACGTGCATAAAGATGAGCTTTATGATATGATCTATTCCTAACAACGACCTTCATAGATCAACGACCCAACCATAGAATCATTGACCAGAATGCAGGTGTCAAAGAGAACATCACAATACCAACCAATGCAATGTAACCAGCCAATTCAAAACGATCCTGATTAGTCATATCTTTAATCCTTTATTTAAACCCTATAGGTATTATATAGAGACTGAAAAATTAATCAACCTCTAAATCATCTTATAATTAAATATACCCTTTTTTGAAAAAAATAGCAACGGTATAAGGGTTTAAAAAATGTAATGATTTCAAAGAGTTATAATTTTTTTGAAAAAATAAA